GCACGCCGGGCGCATTTTCAATGACCGCCAGGCCGTCGCAGGGCTCGAACTCTTCAGGATAGGTGTAAGCTTCGATAGTCAGGCCCAGAGTTTCCGCGCTGCGGAGCACGGCATACTTGATGTTGTCAGCCCACAGCTCATTGGGTTCGGCGCCATCAGGATTCTCGCTGATAGAGATCAGTCCGTTCCAGGCCACGCCCTTATCATAGGTACCGTCGGCCTTCATGGGATAAAGAACGCCGTTCTTAACGCCTGTTTCCCAGTAACGCTTGCCGGTTTCGTCCCAAACAATTTTCGACATGGTGTGTATCCTCCTTAGTAGTACAATGAGTAAACATAGTGATGCAGGTTATCCTGCGCGAAGTAGGCATCGCACTGAATGCCCGGCAGCTCTTCCACCGATTCGGCGATCTCACTGTCAGGGCTTCTGTCGATGACCGTAATCTGCCAGAACAGATCTTTCTTGTATGGCCGGTTGTCGGCGTGGATGATCTGCGGCGGCTTTCTGTGGTAGACGATGCAGGGATAGTTCATCTGGACGGTGGCTGGGGGTTGAAAATAAACATTCTTGGCCAGTCCATGCAGCAGGTCGCTAAGTTCCGGTCGTGTTGCCATTCCATACCCCTCCAATCGACAGGATGAGCCGGGGCCGTTCTACGGTGATATCCCGGATTTTCCATTTGGTGCCCATCCATTCGATATATCTCATGGCGTGAAAGTGCTCGTAAGCGTATGCATCCGCTACGATGGAAATCTCGTTGCTGATGTTCAGGTTGTCGTTAAGATCTTCGCCCTTATCCCAGCTTCTGCGCACCCGGATCACGTCTCCTCGGTAGGGACGTTCCTCGATGCCGGGCTCCCATAGGTCCAGCCCGGTTTCCACATCCACGCCGAATCCGATCTTTCCGTAGAATTTAGCCATGATTTTCTCTCCATTTTGAGATGATTCAGAAAAGGAAAGAGGCGGGATGACTGAAAACGGTCTCCCGCCTCGTTAACGGCTCCGATCAGCCCTTCACGTAGTAGGTCTTGCCTTCCACAATGGAGGTGTCACGGCTGGGCCGATAGATGGCGCCTTCCTTCTCATAGTAGCCCTTGTCCTTGGGGCTGCCGGTGTAATCATCGGTCTCGGTGTAGGTGGTGTCGGTTCCACCGACCACCAGCACGATCGCGCTGTAGGGCTTCACCAGAGCGCCGCTGATGCGAGTTTCAATCAGATACTTGTACTGGTTGTAGTCGATGTCGAAGTCGTCGAACATCTCAACGCCGGCACCCTTGTCGGCACCAACGTTGTAGTCCTTCAGGTCGACCATAATGCCAGCCAGGGTCTCGCCGCCGGCGGTCTGGTTCTCCATCACGGGCACGGTCACGATGCGGTTCACCCGCAGCTTCCGAGCCAGCGCAGCCACGTCGGCATACAGGGGATGGCCGATACCGTCTTCCAGCAGCAGCATTTCCGTCAGCATGTCTTCGGTGGTATAGAAGGTCAGGTTGCCGGAGCCCTTGTAGTTCTTACGAGCCTTGATAGCGGTACGGATCGCGGCCTTAGCGGTAGCGGCTTCGTCTTTGCCGGCGGTCACATGGGCCTTGATGGCGTACAGCTCGTCGTCACCCCAGATAGGACGGATGTGGCTGGGGTCGACCTTATCGTCGTCCGTGGACAGGCGGCCGTCGCCGATCAGGATGGCGCGGGCGATTTCCTCGTCCAGCATCAGGCGCATCTCGCTCTTGATCCAGCTGACCACGTTGAAGTCGGTGATGTCCAGGATGTCGTCCCGATCCATCTTCTGCTTTTTATACACGGTCTGAGGATCGGTGGTGCGCTTCAGCAGGCTGAAGACTTCCTCCACCTTCCGGCTGCCCTTGGTGTATCCCTTGGCCCGGGCTTCATCCATGGTGATGTTGGCGAACTGGCTCTTGATCCGGCTGAAAGGGGTCTTACGGACACCGTTCATCACTGTGCCGACCCAGTCCTGGTCCCGCTTGATGAATTCGGGAGTATCGGTGATATTCTTGTATTCCGGGAAGAGGGTGTCGATATCGGCGATGCCGTAGGTCTGCTCGGTGCCGTCAGCGTTATAAACGCTATGGGCCAGGCGGTCGCTGTTCTCTTCCACGAAGGCTTCTACACCGGCCTTCAGGCTGCCTTCCTTCTTGGCCAGGGAGAAGATCTCCTTGTAGTCGTCCGCGCTCAGACGGGCACGGGGGGTGGTGTTCTCAAAAGCACTGTGCATCATGTCATTATCCTCCGTTTTCAGATCGTCCATCATTTCACCGAGCATGAAGTAAACAACGTTCTTCTGCTCGTCTGTCATTTCATTGAATACATCGCGCACCGTGCGCTGGTTCTGGGCATTAGGCATGGTATTTCCTCCTTCGGGCGCGGCCGTCACCTGGGGCGGTCTCTGGGCGGCCATGGCCGCAGTATGCGCCATTGTGTTTTGGTCCCCGGGCATAGGTTCCGAATATACGGGCTGTCCGGGATTCATCTGAACAGGTTGCACGGGAACGAGGTTCGGTTGCGGAACCCGCGGACCGATTGCACCGTGCATCATGTAATCCTGTGCGGCTGCAGCATTGGGAAACGCGGAGGTTGGGAGGCTGCCGACCGGCGCAATGATGCCGTGGCTGTAGATCACAGCCTCGTCCTCCACCGGTTCGCCGTCGCCGTGCTCCAGCACCGGGAATTCGATCAGCGCTTCCGGATTAGCTCCGGCAAGCACCAGGCTGACTTCCCGAATCACGCCATGAACCACGTCGTGTCCCTTATGCTTCAGCTTGTTCGCATAAATAGAAAAAGAGTTGATATCCCGATTCCGAATCAGCTCTTTGGCGTCGTCCGCCTTAGTGCTGTCGTTAAACCAGGCTTCCGTCCAGACACCTTCAGGCTGGACGTGGAGCACCGCATGCCCGAGCACATTGGACGGGTCGTCATGCATATGCTGCCACACCAGCGGGACCTGCTTTCCGTCGCAGTCGTCGAAGGCTCCGGGGCGGATCGTGCGGCCGTCAGCGCAATGCACGTTGAACTTGGTCGCCCATCCGCAAATATCATAGGGTTTCTTATCGCTCATGTTGTCCTCCATTCTCATTTGCGGGGTGAGCGTTCATCATCCCGTCAACGCTGAGATAGGCGTATCCATTGGATTTGTTTCTGGAATAAAAGGTGTGATGTTACCTGCAGAACTTTCCGGAAGGTATTCAGCATTAGACTCCTGAACGGGCACTTCGTCTCCTGGAGTAATGGCCGGATCTCCGCCGATCGCATCCGCGGGCATGTTATTGTTAATCAGTTCGTTGGCCCGCTCGCTGTCGCTGGGTCTGAATCCGAGGATCGCCCGAAGCTCGTTAGAGCTGAGGATAGCGTTCCTGGAGAAGACGTCAGCAATGCTGGCCAGCTGTGTCACCGGAACCAGCTTGAAGGGCTCTCTGAAGAAGGCGATACTCTGAAGCTGGGTTCTGGCGGTCTTGGTCAGCCACTTGCGCTTCATCTCGTCTGCCACAGCGCTCAACAGAGGCTCGATCGTCCGGTTGTTATAGTTCAGCATGGTCTGTTCATCGGCGGTTCCCTCGAAAACCTCCTTGGTCATACCCAACTGACTGTAGAATTCAGTCCGCAGGGTTTCGATCTGATCCAGCAGGTTGTTCTCGATTGGGCGGTTCAACTGGACAATCTTTTCAGTACCGTCCATCCAGGCTACGCCGTACTTACTGTTTTCCAGCTGCTTCTCAAGAGCATCGCGACGTTCGTTGGCGTGCTTCTTCTGCATTTCACTTTTGCTGGAGTAGGGGACCTGAATGATCATGTCCATTCGTCCGCTGCTGGTTCGTTCATCCACCAGGTCCAGCAGGGCCAGCTTGCGTTGAAGCCGCTGCAGGGTGGAGTTTGGTTCGTTCATCACGGCACGGAACGGGTTTTCGGGCAAGGCGACGATCTTCTTGGGAACCGAAATGGTTTCCTTGTTTCCCGTCTTCTCGTTGTAGCATTCAACCTCGACATAATTCGGATGCCACTGCTTCACCCGGCCCACCCGCAGCTTCCGGATGTCATATCCGCCGCTGTATTTCGGGTCGATATCTGTTTCCACCGGAACGACGGCGACGACACCTTCGTCCAGCAAGGAAAGAAAAAGGTCGTGCCGGAAAGCACGACCCGTTTGATCGATATTGGCCTCCACGTTGAGGCATTCTTCCAATCCGCTCTGCACATATTCGGCTAACCGTCCAGCCTGGTCGAGCCGCACATGGTGGATAGCCACCTCGGCGCAGTCCAGGGCGATCCGGTTATAGATACCGGCAACGAAGCTTCGGGCGTTGCCCCTTGAAAGACGCGGCGTGTCCGGTCGTTCGCTGGAAGATGGCCCCAAATCCCTCATCACCGGCGCATCCCGTCCAAAGAACGCGCTCCAAGCGTGTTTCAATCTGTCAGAAAATCTTGGCATTTTGAGCTCCTTCTTATCTTCAGCGTCTGTTGGGATCCGTCATGTTCGGATTACCGAGGAGATTGTTGATTTGCTGAACATACTGCGCCGGGTTGATCAGCCCTAACGTCAGCTGATCTCTCAGCTGGCCGACGTAATCGGCAGGAATGCCCGCGTTAAGAGCCCTTGCCGTAGCGTTATCCGCATTCTCCATCGTATTTCCGGTGACCTGATTGTAAGCGTTAGTCACAGTCTGTCCTGCATTACCGGCAAAATTACCAATCGCCCGTCCGGCGTTGTTGGCCGCGTCAACCGCTCCGTTCCAGGCATTCGTAGCAGCATCGCCAATCGCTCTACCAGCATCATTAAAGGCGTCGCTAACGGTCTGCCCAATGCCTTTTGGCTTGCTGGATCCCCACGGGCCGCTCTCGTTAATCAGCCGATCGATAGCGTCCTCGTACTCCTCGCGGGTAATCTGCCCGTTGACATAATTGTTCGTCAGACGGTTTGCATCTTCCGCAGGTACACCGGAAGCAATAGCCCTTGAAAGACCGGCGGCAGCACCAGGCGTAGCGCTTATAGCGTCGGCAGCATCGCTGGCGAAATTACCGATCGCCTGCCCCGCATTATTAACTGCTTGTCCGACGTTATCAGCCGTATCCCGTACAAAAGTGCCGACACCTTTTGCTGCATTGGATACCGGAGTCACGACATTATTATTAACCCACTGGCCGGCATCATTGACAGCACCGGTAACGCCATTCCAGGCATCATTAACAGTATTTCCGATTCTTACACCAAGACCGGGTGTTATAGTCGGAACGACATATTCTCCGGTCCGAAGATCCCAATAAGGAGCGGCATCTGCACTTCCAGGTTGGACGCCGTAGACAAAGTTTCGGACGTCGCGAGCACGATCGCCAGCCCACTGACCGGCAGCATTAGCCGCACCGCCAACAGTCCGACCGACATCACCAGCAGCATTACCAATCCACTGACCGGCTGCATTGGCCGCATTTCCGACAGCACGACCGACATCACCAGCAGCGTTGCCGACCCACTGACCGGCAGTATTAGCCGCACCGCCTACAGTCCGGCCAACGTCACCAGCAGCATTGCCGATCCACTGACCAACTGCGTTGAGCGCATTGCCAATGTTCTCGCGAGCGCCGGCTTCGTGATTCCGTCTATAGGTGCCATCCTGAATATTGACAGTATCTCGGCCATTCCACCAATTTTCGATTGCTTCTCGAGCACCAGTCTGATGTTCCTGCCTCTCACGACCGTTATCATTGACTTCGATATCCCGGCCATTCCACCAGGCATCGAGATCTTTCGCTCGATCGCCAACCCATTCGCCAACGTCGCCCATAGAAGCTAACGCCCATTCTCCGCCTTCTTTTAACCGATTTCCAACCCAGTTAGCTGCATCGGACACAGCACCGCCGGCTGTATTTAAAGCACCAACTACGGTATTACCGATATCCTTTCCGGCCTGAGCAAACCATCCGCCGACATTGTCCCAAAAGCTCTTTTGCTCGGGAGTTTCCTGACGTTGCTGAGCTGGGGGAGTCTGACCCTGACCTTGCTGATTGCTCGCGGGCGGAGTCTGACCCTGACCTTGCTGATTGCTCGCGGGCGGAGTCTGATCTTTCTGGGGCGTATTCCCATTTTGATTTGTTTTGCCGGAACCGCCACTGTTCGGATTAGTATTGCCCGGCTGATTAGGATCCGTAGCGCCAACAGGCCCAAGAAATCTCTGCCGCAGAGTATCAATATTGTCAGGAGCGTTGTTAAGCACCTCGTCTACAAACTCTCTCCTGTCTTTCGAGGTTCCAGGTGCATCGTCTTTAGTCGTTACTTCTGGCTGGGGCACGAGCTTTCCCTGCTGGTTGCTGTTGGACTTGACGATACGAACGTTTCTCATCATCTGCTGAACAAAATCGCGTCCAGCCGAAACGTTCTCGGAAGGGGTTCTTTCTGCACGATTATCGGTCGCATTTGTGGTCGGAACCTCGGTCGTGACGGATTGTGTAGGACGCGTTCCAAGCCGATTACTATTGAACCGGACCGTTCTTGCCCCATTCGCAAGCCTGGAGTCATTAGAACTGGCTTGCCGCCTTGTCTGGCTCCGCTGGCTTGTTGTTCGCTGATAATCACGCTGCAGATTCGGATTGACAGGACCAACAAGT